ACTGCGATTGGCCGAAAGCACGGCATCTCGAAGGCCTATGTCATCAAGCTGGCACGGTATCCGTATCGGAAGAAGGAGCGGCCTCCAAAGCCGAAGAAGATGATGAGAATGCCTGTGAAGAAAGACAGGGGCAAAGCAGCCGATCCCCACGCCATCGGCTCCGGCCGCCGGAACGCCTACGGTTATCTCAGGCTGATGTGAGGAGATAGATATGCTCGATCCCATCGACTTCGAAAGCATGGTCGAGCGAAAGAGACGAAACCGAATGGCTCGCATCGATGCTATGAGCCCAGAATTGCGCGCCCTTGTTCATGAATACGGCTTGAATATCGTTGACGTCTTTCTCTCCTACGGCGTCAAGAAGCCGGCGCGCATCCGTCATGCGGTTGAGACCATCCTTGATGAGTTTAGCCCAACGCGTGGATCGTTCTCAATCCAAGGCATCAGAACAAAACATGACATGTGACGCCAAAGAAAAACCGCCACCGAATAACCCCGGCAGCGGCTGCAAATCAGTCCCGAACTATCCAATGCCGCACATAGCACAACAGGCGGCGAAACTCAAAAAAAGGGACTGTGGATGGGCAAGATCAGGAAGCGGCGAAAGAAGAACCCGCTGACATTCGGCAAGATCGAATTGCAGACGGAGTTTGTCGATAATCCATACTGGCGACCTGACCTTGAGGGCGAAGTCAGCATACCGCGCAAAATCCGCGCCGCGGTGAATGTGCGGGAAAGCGCAGTCGGGACCTTGGCCGCGCGAAAGCTGATCGACAAGGGGCAGGCGGAAGCGGCTCTGCGGTTCAGGAAGCATTGGGAGGCCATCGGCGGCGCGGGCGCGCAAGCGATCGACTATAGCCGGGACAAGGTTGACGGCGGCCAGATCGCCGACCCGATCGACGTTGCCCAGATGGCGGCGGCTCGTAAGCTGGCTGAGGCCGAGCATGTGCTGGGAGAACGAAACTACGAGCTGGTTCGCCGGGTGTGCGGGGAAGGGGCTGCGATGACGGAAATCTACACCGCGAAGCGCGACAGGCTGACTGCGACGGACAATCTGCGCACGTCGCTCGATGACTTGGCGAGGATATGGGGCATTGCCGTAAAGGCCTCCAGCAAGCCCGTCACGAAGTACCAGATGCCGTCCAAGCATGATTTGTCGCTCTATAGGGAGCGCACAACAAATGAGGACCGACGTGCAAAAAGGGATTGACTGCGGTAACCGAATAAGGCAGATAAATCACAAGCTGGCGCATTGCGCCGATGGCAGATTGCGGCCGCTCCAAAAAATCAGGACATCCCGTGCGACCCGAACCGCTCTACGCGGAGATCCCTAATTATATACGTGACAAAGCATGGCCGATTCGGTAAAAAAGACGGGACAGGCCGGCAATCTCACGACAGAGCAGCGTGAGGCGTTAGAGCGCGAAATCAGTAGGATGCTGTGGCACGCAGAGGACAAAGGGGAGTTATGGGCCGATGTGGCCCGTACCGTTGTCCAGCGCGTTTTGGATTGCGTAGTCGAGTCTCAGAACCTCGTTGGTGAGCATCTGGAAAAGGATTGAGTGCTCATCGATGTTTCGCAGGGAAGTTACCTTGCGCTCCATCTGGAGGTCTGTAGGCAGGTACTTTGTTTTCTGAAGGCGGAGCGGTCCAGCAGCTTCAAACTGGAGAACGTCCGTCACCACGCCGTGGACGATCCAGTTCCGCTCTTCGGACCCCGTCTTTATTCGTCGGACCAGTGCTAGGCCATCTTCCTTGAACGCCGCCAGATCGGCGCTCTTGAAGCATCGTTTGAGGTACTCCACCTTGCTCTTGATGGAGCGCGGGAACTCTGTCGGTGCGGGAACCTGGCGCTTGAAGAACGTGTAGGCAAGGGAGTCCACAGCCATCTCAAGGCCGCCCCAGCGTATCGTCATCTGGCCTACGGCAGTGTAGAGTTTCCGGAAGTTTTCAACGCGAGCGGCATCATCCATGGTCGAGACCGATCAAGAGAAATCCGAGGAAGACCGCTTCAACGAGACGCTGAAGCGGATGCTGAAGACGCCGCCGAAGCCTCATGACGCACCTCAAAAAGAGAAGCGGCAGGCCGAAGCCCGCCGCCCCCCGTTAGAACAACCACCTCACAAGAAGGGCGAGTAGTGAGACCACTAGCCCGACCTTGGGAGCCGAGAGTTCCAACTGTACGTTTATCGAAAGCCTCAACATCGGCTTTTGCCTCTGATCAGGCCTACGGCGCCGCAGGCTGTTAAACCCACGAAGTATTTTGTTCGCGCCCTGTGCTGGCGCTAGATCGGCCCAACCTAGGATTGAAGCCAACCATTCGGCAAGGCATTCTGTTTGAGAGAACGCCGAGCCATTAGCCCCCTGTACCGCAGGGGACACAGACCCCGGTATGGGTCTTGCTGGCGTGAGTGCCTTGGTCATCGGTCCAGCCTCACTGTGGCGATGATTGGCTCGCGTCAGCCGAGTTCAGAATAGCGATTTGCTACCCAGAGTCGAATCGCTGTTTCTTCCGCTTGTGGAGAAGTCTGCGCGCCTTCTGCTTAGGCGTGACCGGCTTCACCAATCCGCCGATAGGTGAGGCGCTTGCCTTCGATCATGGCGAGCAACTGGTCGTGACGCTCTGCATCGGTGACCTTGAGCGCGGTGCGGCGGTTGTACCTGAAATCGAACTCAGCGAGATAGCGGTGAAGATGGGCTTCGCCGCAATGCTGGTAGACGCCGACCATCCCACGCTTGAAGACGGAGAACACGTTCTCAATCGTGTTGGTATGAACGACCACCCCGCCTTCACGACGGGCATATTCGCCGCCTGAGTGCTTCACGGTGCGGTGCTTGGCGTATTCCTCGCCGGTCAGGGTGTAGAGGCGGCTTTCGTCGGTGTAGAGCGTGGACGTGCGGGGCACGTTACGCACCAACACTTCGCGAACGGTGTCCTTCGTGGCGTTGTTCAAATGGAACATGCGGGCTTTGCCGCCGCGCTCGACAAGACCGACGATGATACGCTTCTGCGCGCCGCCAGCCTTGCCCGACTTGGTAGGCTTCCAGTTCTTGCGGGCGCGAGGACGCGCATACTCACGGGGCGTCTCGCGCTTGCCGATGTAGGTTTCGTCGGCTTCCACGGTCTTTCCTTCGCCGCCAAGCGGGCCAGACGACTTCACGTCTTCTTTCATGGCCTCGCGGATGCGGTGCGCCATGAACCAAGCGGTCTTGTAGGTGACGCCCAACATGCGGTGGAGCTGGTGAGCGCTCATGCCCTTCTTGGATGAGGTCATCAGGAAGGTAGCCAGCATCCACTTGTTGAGCGAGATCTTGGAGCGCTCAAACACGGTGCCGACAGTCACGGTGAACTGCTCGCGGCACTCCATGCAGTTGTAGAGGCCGGGACGGTGGGCCTTGCCTTCCATCTTGGTGATGCGGTCGGCGCGAGCATTGCCGCAATGTGGGCAATTCGGGCCATGCGGCCAGCGCTGGGCTTCAAGATGCTCGCGGGCTGCATCGGCGTCTTGGAAGATCGGGCTGTCGAGTTTCATTGCGGTGTCCCCTATGCCCGCAATCTACGAAATCGGCCCGTACTTTGTCAAGTATATAATTAGGGGCCTTTTTGATTCTCACCATTCCCCGCCACTGCGGGAAACGAGATGCGAGGCAGAGGCGGTAGTGCACCGGGCAGCGTGAGCCCGCCGCCGGCACCTTCAAGGGCCTGGGACCGCCCTCGCAGCAAATCAGGACGATGGCTAACTCCCCCGCTTCACGCGGCGGTAATCATCCGGGTTGACGAACGTCCCGCGCCAGACGCCGCGTTTGTGGCGCTGGGCCTCGGATTGCTCTGGCAGATACCTGCCTCTGCTGTAGCGCCTGAAGTCAATCGCAAAGCCGTTGAGCACGAGCCACGCGTTGACTGACTTGCCATCGGCCCTGAGGCATTCGGCGACAACGCGCCCGTAGCGATCGGTATCGACCTGGCGGCAACTTGTCGGCCTCGACGCGGCGAGGAATGAGTCCAGAGCATCGGCACTGATACGGCCACATGGATAATCGCGGTCCTGCGCATCCCGGCAATACTGGCTGCTCTCAGGCGCGTCCACGCCGTCGAGACGGATGCGCGTTCCGTGGATGGAAATCGTGTCGCCGTCGATGACCGATGCCCTGCCCACGATGTCTCCCGCCATAGCAGGCGAGGTCAGCAGAAGCAGGGCGGCGAGGAAGAGTTTCACCCGGCGAGGATAGCACCTCCGCAAGGGAACCGGAATCCGGATCGTCCGGATAGGCGGCTGCGGCCGTCGCTTTCAGCGAAAAGGAAACTGATATGAACGAAGCTCAAGACTTCGGCTCGCTCGAATATCGAGTGAAGCCTGTGACGCGATACGTCATTACGCGGTACGAGGAAGGCGCGAACGGGTGCTCTGGCGGCGTTGCAACGCGCGGCGAGTACGAAAACGCGGACGTGGCATGGGAAGTAGCCTATGCGCTCTGCAAGCAAGAGCATGAACGGTACGGATATCCGGTAGGCGATAATCGGATTCGCTATCCGGAGCATCCGCACAGGCAGAATTGCTCTTCGGCAGCGTGAGCGTCATGACAGCGAAAGTCCTCAAGTTCGATCCCGTCGTTGTAGGCGAGGGCTTTCGCTTCGACCCTGATCAGATCCTCGAAGAGGCGAAGGGGCAGGGCTTCACGATCCTCGCTGTTCCGGCTGAGACGGAAGACGGCGAAATCTGGATCAGCGGCAGCGCCAATGCCGGCGAAACGCTCATCCTAATGGAGCGCGCCAAGCGTCAGATCGTGTTTGGCTGCGAGTAGGTAGAGGCACGACATGGCAGATCAAAACAATGCCGCGACGCCCTACACCGTCGCCGATCTGCCGACGATCGGCAACACGGACTGGTCGATCGTCATCCCGTCGATCTACATGCAGTTGTTTGGCCGCGCTCCGGTCCAGTGGGAGATCGACAAGCTTGTAGAAGACTTTGGCAAGAACAAGAACCCGTCCGAAGCGGCTATCCGGGCGGGCCTTCAGCGCACCCCGGAGCATGCGCTTTACCTCTCAAGCCAGCAGCCGAAGCAGATTGAAGACCAGCGCGCCTATCTGAACTCGCCCGAGTACATCGCTAGCCTGCTAGGCCCATCCAGGTCCGGTAACTGGCAGGATCAGGCCCGCGCCGCGAACTTCGGCATCAACGCCATGAACGGCGTGTTCTCCGATTACGCCAACCCGAACATGGCGACAGGCCAGCTTGGTGATCCCTATTCGCAGGGCAACCTGATGATCAACAGCATCCTTGGCCTGATCGACCAGCAGGTAAACCCGGTGACGTTGGAGGGCCTTATGGGCAACCTCGCCTCCGGGAAGTCGAACGGAAAGAGCAGCGACAACGCGAGTCGTCTCACGCCGAACCCGGAGGGCACAACGTTCTTCGAGCGGCTGGGACGGGCTTGAATCAAGGACTGGCCGCGAGATTCAATACTCGTTCGCAGGGATAGCGCGACGGCGCGAAAACTGGCCCGCACCAGCCAGCCTCCCTGCGATCCTCCAATGGTGCTGATAGGTGCAGGAATGGAATATCAGAAACTGCAAAGAGAGAGCCTCGCTGACCTCTTGGCCGGTGTAGAACCTTATGAAGCAAGGCTGAGGGCGTTGGCGTATGGGGAGATAGAGGTCGTCACCCATGTCCTTCATGCTAGTACTGGATATGCAGAATGGCGGCACGAGTTTCGTGACGTCGATGGGGGCCATGTTCCTAAGGACGTGGTGAACAATGAGTTGTTGGTGATTGACCATCTGTATGCCCGCGTTTGCGAGCGAGCTGCCAGAAAAATGCAAAAGTGGCGTCACTTCTGCGAAGCGCAAGAGGAAATTATTATTCCGCAGTATGGCCACCACAATCGGAATGGAATGGTTATACGAATGTTCAAAATCGGGGTCGACTATCGCGACAGGCTTTTGGGTCGCGCGTATCGCCGATTTAGCCATGCTTTCGGAAAACCGGAGACCGGCGTTCTCCTCACTGCTGCCAGCCGTCAGTGGACTAGCCTCTGATCGAGATGGAAGACATCACCGTGGATCGGCCTCGCGCGCCTTCGGGCGGACAATTCCGCCACGGGCAATCAGGGGAATACGGCGATCAAAACCGCAAGCGCTCATCCGCGCGGACGAGCGACAGGCAATACAAGGGCAGCGGTGCGTCCGCTGGGCGATGATATGCCAGCAGGCAGGCCAACAGATTATTCCGCCGCGATTGCAGACGAGTTTTGCCGGCGCGTCGCGGGAGGGCGCTCTGTTCTCGCTGTTTGCGGCGATACCGACATGCCATCCGACACTACCGTCTATCGCTGGCGTCAGGAAAAGCCCGAATTTCGGGACAAACTAACGTGTGCGAGAGACGATCGGCTTGAGGCCTACGCCGACCGCATGGATGCACTGGCGCGTCGGGTGATTGAAGACCTCGATCTCGACCCGCAGAGAGTAAACGCCGCAGTGAACGCCATAGACAAGGCCGCGCGGCTTCAATCGCCGAAGCAGCGTGTCGAGATTGGCGGCCCGAACGGCGGTCCTATCGAAATGCGCGAAGTCTCCGATCTGGACCGCGCCAAGGCCATGGCGTTCCTCGCGTCGAAGGCCAAGCGAGAAGTATCCGGCAAGGCTTGAGCCCTGTGGACGGGTTTGCTGACCTGAAAGCCCTTCTGGCTGAGATGTCGCCAGAGGATAAGGCAGACCTCGACAAGACGCTTGATAGGGAGTTGTCGCAAAAGTGGTTGCCGCAACCGGGGCCTCAGACTGAAGCTTTCTTTTCCGATGCCGATCTCTTACTCTATGGCGGAGCGGCGGGCGGCGGCAAATCCGACCTTCTGTGCGGCCTTGCGCTGACGCAGCATCGTCGTTCGGTTATTTTCCGCAGGCAATCGACCGATCTGGAGGGCTTCTGGGATCGTCTGCTGGAAATCAGCCCGAGCAACACCAAGTCGGACAGCAACAAGAAGCGTCTCGTTACGAACGACAACCGACTGATTGAGTGCGGGCATCTGGAAAACCCCGGCTCTGAATTGTCATGGCAAGGGCGTCCGCATGACTTCATCGGCTTCGATGAAGGCGCGCAGCTCACGGCGTACAAGGTCAACTTCGTGCTGGGTTGGCTCCGGTCTGCCGATGGATTGCGATGCAGAGCAGTAATTGGGTCCAACCCGCCAATTGGGGGCGACGGTCAATGGCTGGTCGAATGGTTTGCGCCATGGCTCGACCCGGCGTCCCCGAACCCCGCCAAGCCCGGCGAGCTACGGTGGGCCGTCACGGTAGGTGACAAGAACGAAATTCGCACCGTCTGGGTGGATGGACCCGGCAAGCATGTGATCAGCGGGGTCGAGTACGAAGCGCTGTCGCGCACATTCATTCCGTCGAAGCTGGATGACAATCTCTACCTTCGGGATACCGGGTATCGTGCGCAGATCAACGCGATGCCCGAGCCGCTTCGGTCTCAGCTCCTGCATGGCGACTTCATGGCGGGGCGGGAGGACGACCCGTATCAGGTCATCCCGACAGAATGGGTGTTGTTGGCGCAGGAGCGTTGGCGAAAGAGCGAGGGGAAGAAGCGCCTTCCCATGCTCAGCCTTGGCGTGGATGTGGCTCAGGGCGGCGGCGACAACACGGTGCTTGCCCCTCTCCACGGCTCGCGCTTCATGCCTTTGATCCGCGAGAAGGGCATCAACACGCCGGACGGGCCGGCCGTCGCCTTGATGATCCTGAACGCACGGAGAGATGAAAGCTCGATCACCATTGACCTTACGGGCGGGTGGGGCGGCTCTGCCCGCGATCACCTCAGGACGCATCACAAAATCGAAGCGCATCCTTTCGTTGCCTCGCAGGGCTCGGAAGCGCGAACGAAGGACAAGAAGCTCGAATTCCTGAACCTTCGGGCGGAAAGCTGGTGGAGATTGCGGGAAGCGCTTGACCCTTCGGGCGATCCGGACATCGAAATCCCGCCAGACCCACGTCTTCAGGCCCAACTCACGGCACCGAAATGGAAGCTCAAGGGCGTCAAGATTCAGGTCGAGATGAAGGACGACATTCGTAAGCGGCTCGGCTCGTCAACGGACGATGCCGATGCGCTCATCATGGCTTGGTACAATCGGGACAAAGCCCTCATTGAGCGCGAGGTCATGCCGGCGCGCAACAAGATATCGGTGGTCTGACCGCCGGCAGGTCCAATCCCTGCAAGGAAGCTGAATGGCAAAACGCTCCGGTCCCATGACGGACGGCGAGCTTCTGGCAATTGTTGATGCCCAGATCAACGACGCCGGGCAGTTCGCCGGTTCCGATCGCGACAAACATCGCGAATGGGCTCTCAAGTTCTTCGAGGGCAAGGTCGACTTCAAGAACGAGGAGGGCCGCTCCAGCTTTGTCAGCCGCGACGTGGCGGACACGCATGGATTTATCCTCCCCGGTCTTCTGCGGGTGTTTTTTTCGTCCGATAGGGTCGGCGTGTACGAGCCGACACGTCAGCACATGCGGGAGGTTATGGAGGTCGATGAAAAGACCGGACAGCCCCGCCGCGTCCGGAAGGACGTCTCGGAGCAAATGGCGGCTCAGGCGACGGACTATGTGAACTACGTCCTGACGCGTGAATGCAACGGGTATCGCCACATCCGGGACGCTTTTTCAGACGGGCTGCTGCTCGGCAACGGCTTGATGAAGCACTGGTGGGATTCGTCGGTCGAGTATTCCACAGAGGCGTTCACGGGCAAAAACGAGATTGAATATCTCTCCGTGGTCAACGGGCCGGACGTGGAAGAGGTCTCCGACCACGAAATATACCCGGACCCGAATTGGGTCATGCCTGCGGAGGCGCAGGCCATACTGCAAATGGCCGAAACGGAGCCAGCCCTTGTCATCCCGGAAGATGCGATCCCGCAGCCTCCGATGCTGCATGATTTCAAGATCAAACGGGTTGTGTCCACAGGAAGGCTGCGGATTTCGGCTCTGCCGAACGAGGAATTCCTGATCGAACGCCATGCCAAGGTGCTCGATGAAACAGCGCGCTTTTGCGCGCACGTACAGCGAAGGACGCGATCCGACCTCATCAAGGATGGGTATGACCGCGAGAAAATAGACGATCTGCCGGCGTTCCAGGGCTCGGACGACTTCGATGAATCCGATCTTCGTGAAGACGACGATTGGAACGACGGCGACAGCGCTCCTGACACATCGACAGAATTGGTCGATGTGTTCGAATGCTATGTGCTGGTCGATTATGATGGCGACGGCATAGCCGAGCGCCGCAAGGTGGTCGTGGCCGGCCATATCGGTGAGCGCGGGCTTCTGGCGAACGACGAGTGGGGCGACAAGCTTCCCTTTTCGGATATCGTTCCGGAGCCACGCCCGCATGCCTATCGCGGCCGAAGCCTTTACGACGAGATGGCCGACATCCAGCGGGTCAAGACGGTCGTCACCCGTGCCATGCTCGACAACACGTATCAGACGATCTACCCGCAGAAGATTGCCCGCAAGGATGCCATTGTCGCCTCGTCATGGGGGGAGGTCGTCAACCCGACATGGGGCGGCACGATTTGGGTGAACGATATGGCGGCCCTCAATTATGTCGAGGCGCCGAACATTGTTCCCCAGCTTGCCCCGGTTCTCGAATACATGGATCAGGTCGGAACGCGGCGAACCGGCGCGTCGGACAGGACGCAGACGCTTGGACTCGATGCGTTGCAAAACCAGACCGCGACTGCGGTGAATGCTGTGCAGTCGGCCATATTCGCCAAGACCGAGGAGTATGCGCGCAATATCGCGGAATTCGGGGGTCTCAGACGACTGTTCTCGTGCTGTCTGAAACTCATTGTCAAAAATCAGGACCGGCCGAAGCAGATCAGGCTGCGCGACGAGTGGGTTGAGATGGACCCCCGCGCATGGGACGCGGACATGGACGTCGTTATCAACGTCGGCCTTGGAACGGGCTCCCGTGACAGAGATGCCGCGATGCTTCAGGCTCTTCGCCAGTCCCAGAAGGAATACATTGCCGCGCTCGGCCCCTTCAATGAGTACGTCAATATCGGGAATCTGCTCGATACGGACAGGAAGCTTGCCGAGGCGACGGGAATTCGGAACGCTGAGCGCTTCTTTCCGGAACTGTCGCAGGATGAAATCGCCCGCATTCGCGAGGAGCAGTCGAAAAGACCTCCGCCGCCCGACCCCCGTATTGTCGCGCTCCAGCAGAAGACGCAGCTTGAGCGGCAGAAAGCGACCGGGGACATGCAGCGCAAAGCGATGGAAACCCGAGCCGATATCGAGCTTCAGCGCACGAAGGCCGCCGCCAATCTGCAATCCGAGCGCGAGCGCAACGCCATGGACTTGCAGGCGCAGCGCGAAAAGAACGCGATGGAAATTCAGGGTATGCGCGAACGCACCGCCGCTGAGATCGAACTCGACAGGCAGGCGCAGCAAGCCGATCTCGCTCTACGGCGCGAGGAAATGGCTTACGAAGCCGAGTTGACGGCGCAGAACAATCTGCTGGAAGCCATGAAGCCGTCGCCAAATCCTGATCTGAACATTCGCGGGCCGGGCTGATGGAAGACAGGGAAACACAGCTTCTTCTGACGCGCGAGAAGGCCCGCAAAGCCAAGGAAATCCTCGAAAGCGAGGTTATGGGCGAGGTGTTCAAGGCTATCGAGAATCAGGCTCTGGAGGCCGCTTTGCGCGTCAAGCCCGACGAGCATGAGCTGCGGAAGCACCACCTCGACAAGGTTGTCGTCATCCGCGAATTGGCGACTGAACTCGGCGCGCTTGTCGTCGCCGGAATGGTTGCGGATCGTCAGCCGCCCACATTGTAGGAATTCGAGGCCGAAGCCTCGCATCGTCCGCGCCACGATACGGCGTAACCCCACGAATGCGGTGCGTCCGCTCATAGGCTGGTCCGATCCCAGCCCGTGGAACCGATGGAAACTCCATGGAAAACGAAGTGCAAGCCGTCGAGCCTGCGGGCCATGACGGGAATACCCCCCTCGAAATGACGCTGGACGATGCCGTGGCACTGTCTGCGTCGCGCGTCGCGGAACAGGCGAGTCCTGCATCTGCGGAAACTCCCCAGCCGGCAGCGGCAGACGCGGCGGAAGCCGCTGAAGCAACCCCGGCAAGTGCTGAACCGGACCCATTCGATTGGGAACGCGTGCCGGGAACGGCGAAATTCCGTCTGCGCGACGGAACGATCGTATCGGCCGCCGAGATCAAGAAGAATTGGGACGATTTTCAGCAGCTACCGAAAACCAGACAGGAACTCGAAGCCGACAGGCATCGGGTCCATCAGGCGACGGTACAAAGCGCTCAATACGCACAGTATCTGAACAACACGCTGCCCGTGGTGGTTCACTACGCGCAGTCGATGATGCCTCAGCCACCGAAGCAGCCCGAGTATATCGAGGGCGATTTCGTCGGCAATCAGCAGAAGCAGATCGCTTACGAGCGAGACAGGGACCTGTACCAGCAGAAAGCGTGGGAGCTTCAGCAGCTCCAGCACGCGTTGCGGAATCAGCAGCAGAAGCAGTCTCAGGAACAAAGAGAAGCCTGGGACGCGCATGTGCGTTCTGAAGACGCGAAACTGCGTGAAGCGCGGCCGTATCTATCGAATGCGGCCAAGCAGGAACAGTTCATGAAGGATTTGCACGCCGTCGCGGCGTCGGTTGGCTTTCAGCCCGAAGACCTGCGGAGATTCGCGTCTGACCACCGCCTGATCCTTCTCTCCGAACTCGCGATCGAAGCGTTCAAGCTCAGGACCAATCCACCCCGCCCGGCCCAGCCGAAGCCCGCTGCGGCGTCGCCTGTGGCGCAGCCGGGACGCCGCGTGGATGGAGCCGAGGCATCACGGCAGGCACGTTCAGAAGTGCTCCAGCGAGCGCGAAAGCAGGGCGGTTTCGACAGCATCGAAGATGCCATCGCCGCCTTTGGTTCATCGAGACGCTAAAGGGGCTTTCCCATGTCTACCCAAGAAACGAATACGTTCGACACCTACGATGCCGTTGGCAATCGTGAGGAACTGCACGACGAAATCTCCCTCATCACGCCGAAAGAGACGCCGTTTCTTTCGATGCTGAAGGAAGTCAAGGTTTCTAGCCGCCACCCCGAGTGGCAGACCGATACGCTCGGATCGCCCGATCTCACCAACGAGGAGGTCGAAGGCTTCACCTACGAATATGACGAAAT